TTTTCTTGCGGGCATACTTAGATTTTCTTTACTCGTGAACCAGGCATTTTGGATGCCCTATGTAAAACATCATTCCAACCAGGATTGCGGTTAATCAGTTTATCTTTCCACTCACCAACTTCTCCAGGAGAAGGACAAGTAGAAGGATCTGACCAATCCCTAATCCAGTCTGGGTTATCCTCTAACCACTGATTCCAGTCGTGAATACTCATCACAACTTCTTTTTGCTCACCAGTGGTTTTATTCACTACGGGGTATGTTGCCATTGTTATAAAATCAAGATAATTTATTTAGACCCACTCCAGTGCTTCTGCCACTGTAGGGAACTGTTCAATAAAGACTTCCTTACATGCATTTGCAATGTCCATGTGTTCCTTCTGAGTACCATGTGCAGATCGCAGATCGATATAGTGGACCCATGAACGACACGAACCACTCATGTAGATACGAGTGGGAGTGCAGAGGGGAAGAACATTACGGGCACACTCTTTAGCAACACCTCTCTCAAGCATCTGTTGATAGAGTGCCATAGAAGAGTCAAACAACGTCTGCATCTGCATCTCTAACCTTTGAACAGTGAAAGGATCCAAGTCATCAATAGAGTTCTGACGATTCTTGGTGTCCTGACGACGGAGTTCTGGGAGAGGGATCGCCTTTGAGAGTAGGGAACTATCAGCATAGCGTTGGGAAAACTCTTGAAATGTGAAACTACGGTGACGCAAAATTTGGGCTGCGATAGCACGAGTAGTTTCAATTTCAAGAGTCATGAACGATTGCTCAAAGACACTCCAGTGATTGTGCTTAATGCAATAACGCAAAAGACCTGCATAGTTTTCATTTTGCTGATTGGCAGGGTTGGAGACTCGGGCAACATATGCCATCGTCTGCTCTGCATCAGGAGTCACACTTACAAGTTTAACAGTCATCAAAAGTCCTCGTTTAAATCGCTATCTTCAAATACTTCATCATACTCATGGAGGTACGATGCTACTTGATTATAATCTGGTTTACGTTTGTATGCATCAATATCAGAATAGATTTCTGCTTTGAGAGAATCTACCAACAATTCCAGATTCCGAATCATTAATTTTAGTTTGTCTCTGTCCATAAAATAGATTTCTCTTGGGACATTATACACAAAAAAAGAGGGAGAGTCAATCCCCCCCCTCTACATCTTATCGTTATATTTTATTTGGTATATGTATGTCCACGATAATGGAATGTACCGTGGGTTTCTTTTGCCTCATGACTACCAACTCTAAATTCACAACCACGATATGCGGTGTGAGAAATTTGGGCGTCATGAAGTGCAGATGCTTTTTGGATCTGCTGCTTGATCATATTGAGTGTATTCATTGTTAGTCTCCTGAAATACTAAGGTTAATTAAAACCCGTTCCTTCAGTCGTTTGCGTCCTTGCTGTCAAAACAATGAGGATCAGTATGATCCATCCAATTTGTGAGAATTTCAAGTTTTTGACTTGGAGTGAAAAAGTCAACTCTTGCTATACCATTTGCCAACCAATCAAAATCTTCACAACGTAAAAGTTGTTCAGATGGAATGTGCATGGCAAAGACAGTTAATAATGACAACATAGGATGAACGCTCCGTTCCGCGACTTACTTGCGTCCGATCACTCGGATGAACGTAAGGGTATTATACCCCTAATACAGTTATATAGCAAGTTTATTTTGTAATTTATTATACAGTTTTATCTTCTTTTAACAATTCACTAATAACTTTCTCTGTTCCGTCCATGGCCTTCACCTGATAGATGCCAGAACGCATATATCTTTTAAGTTTCTTATACCTTTTCTTTACACCTTGAATTGCATCAAGATCAATTCCAATGTTTAAGTTGTTGTCAGTCATTTCTTTTTCTTAGTTCCAGGGGGATTCCATAGTTTTGGATTTGTTCTTCCTTCCGATTGTTTGAATCCAATCAGGTCTTCACGATACAAATCCCAATAGTAATCAAAGATATCTACCTTTTTGGTGCATATGACAAGATCCCATTTAGTTACACCATCAGAGATATACTCTACCAAGTAACTGGTACAGGGTAGAGATCTATCATTTGCGGCTTCTGGGTCGCAGTCTTTTTGTATGAATTTAATCTTAGGACTCAACTTCTACCACCCCACTGAATATCTGGATATGCTTCGGATACCACTTCCTTAGAAATACTATACCTACTTTCCAGATTTTTATCCTTAACTAGGCAAAGGATTTCAGCATCAAGTGGATGGAGTCCTTCAAGAATTTGAATGAACATCGTCTCCCTACGAAGAGACTTCAGTGAATCATTACCACCCTTGATGAAATTATAAAACCTTCTCCATTCCTTTCGGATGGTAGTCTTGCCTTGTTTCAAGTCAGCAGCATTACCAAGAGATACAGTATCAAAATAATCCATAGTACCAACCAACTGGTTGATCTTAGTACTGAGGGTTCCGTTTGAAACTTGTTCGTCTTTCAAACTAGAGTAAGGAACTTCTCCAGGGGGAAGCAGAGAGATTACACTCTCGTCAAAGTTCCAGATGAACAATGCTTTGAGTGATTCATGCTCATATTTTTTCAGCACTTCAACTTTCTTTGCTTTCGTTCTTTGCTTTGATGCAAGAGTAAGAACTTCAAATGCAAAAGGATTTGCTGGAAGATCAAGCGTTGTTTGGACAGACTGAGTAGTCTGAGTAGTTTTTCGCTTAGTCGTAGTCTTCGTCTTCGCTGTTGTCTTCGTAGTCATGATAGTTTTCAAAATTAAATGCAATTACTTCGTCAGGTATGAGATTGCCTTGATTGTCAAACATTTCAGGGTGTGGTCTTGGAATTTCCCTGTAGTTCATCATGTATTCTCTGGCAACCCAACCACCTATGAGTCCCACAACAAGAAAGAGAAACGTCATTAATGAAAAGATCGTTATAGTTGCAGCAGTCATAGTTCTTCTCCGAGAGATTTTTTCTTAATTAAAAAAGAGGCTTCAAATGAAAAATGTATCTCTCTTCGGAAGAAGGAGACCATCTTGGCAAATTTTAAATAAAAATTGCCTCTTTGAGGTTTCGGTCTCCCTCCTAATATTAGTTCTACACCTCTATTTATTTCAAGATCAGAGGATCTTTTTTTCTTGGAGGTATCTGATTGTGTCACTACATCCTCCTAGTTTTGTTTGATCTGCAAGAACTTGGGGGAAAGTTGTACCATTTCCAAACTCACCATAGAATTCTTCTTTAGTAAAATCATCTCCAAGTTTATATTCAACATACTCCAAGTTTAACTTTTCTAAAACTTGAACTGTCTTCGTGCAATATGGACAACCATATTTGGAATAAACTGTAAACTTCATTTCTTTTCGTATGGGTGTGCTTGTTTGAATTCTCCTTCGGCAAAAGGTTTAGAAGTTTCAAAGGGACTACGGGAGAGGTTCTTGATTACAATGAATGCATCCTTATTGTATTTGCGAACACCATAAGGAGTTGCCCACTTTTCATTGTAGTTTTCCCCTTGGTGGATACCAGAAACTACAGTACCACCAATGTCTACTTGAATGTCATCCTTTGCTTCCCATCCCAATTTTTGGAGTGCATCATAAAAATCATGCATCCAATGATCTTCATTCATTACTCTTTCTTCTGGTTCCAAATTTCCGTTCATAAAAAAAGGAGGATTACTCCTCCCATTATATCAGAGAATATTTTTTTAATCAACCGTGAACAGAATCCCAATCCTTTTGGAATTGATCAAGACCTTTATCTGTCAGTACGTTGTTATACATTCCCCAGAAAACTTTAGAAGGAATAGTAACAACATCGGTTCCTGCCAAAGCACATTGCTCAACTTGACGAACATCACGAAGAGATGCACTCAGGATTTGAGTTGTTGTGAACTGTCCATTGCCAGTATATGCCCGACGAATGTTTTTGATAAGTTCAACACCATCAATTCCATTGTCCACCCAACGGCCGACAAAGGGGGAGACATATGCTGCACCTGCCTTCTCTGCCAGAATTGCTTGGGCAACAGAGAACACAAGGGTCACATTGACTTTATAGTTGGTCATTGCAAGGGCAGTACATGCCTTAAGTCCTTCCACGGTACATGGAACTTTAATGGTGACATTCCAGAGTCCATTAAATTCTTGTGCCTGATCAACCATCTCTTCTGCAGTGTCAGCAACAACCTCGGCAGAGATTGATTCAAGACTTGCAAAAGAAGAGGAGATCTCTTTAATAACTTCAACAGGATCACGACCACTCTTCTTAATAAGAGTAGGGTTAGTCGTGACCCCATTGATCAATCCAGTCTCATGTGCCTTTGCAATTTCGGCAACATCAGCGGTATCTAGAAAAATTTTCATGGGTTGTGATTCTTGTTTTGCTTAATTTTTTGATATCCCCAGACTGCTAGGGTGCCGATACCTAGACCAGCAATGCAACAGAAAAACATATGAATTAAGTGTTCGTAGGTAGAGTGGTCAGCGTGGTTCATTAATTTGGAAAGAAAATCAACGATAGTGTAAATACAACGAAGATAATGACCGTAAAGATCATCAGTCCTACACCTGCCCAGGGAACCCAGGCAGGCATAGGTTCATAGTTGTGATTATGAGACATGGAGTGTTCCAATCATACCAGCACCCTTGTGAGGGTCACACCAGAAGGTGTAGTCTCCTGCTTCGGGGAAGGTGATATCAAAACTTTCACCAGGGGCAAATGCAAGATCGCCATGAGAAAGTTCTGGGTGATCTTCTACGATCACATTATGTGGTGGGAGCATACCATTCACAAAGTGAACCGTGTCTCCTGCGGATATTGTAACATCTGCTGGTTCAAAAATCAAGTTACCATTTGAACCCATTGTGATGTCTACTGCCCATGCTGGTGCAGCAAAAAGGATTGTAGCGAGAAGTGCAAAAAGAAACTTCATCTAAGTATTTGTAACTAGTATTATCTAGGAGGTTGTTTTTTTCCAGGAAACAATTCTACCCCAATATAACGTGGATTTGTTTTGAGTTCCTGACTTACCATTTCACCTAGTTCATCAGCACACTTACACCATTCCTTTCTCAGTTCTTTTGCTGCTGGGTCTTTATTAGAAAGCAACTCAAACCATTCTCGCCAGAGTGCAGCACACTCATCTGATTTTTTGTTGAGGTGTGGTTCCTTGTACACTGGAACCCTCTGTGTGGGTTGTGTGCCCTAGACTTCTGTTATTATTTACACCAGGACGAAACAATTGGGGCCATGTGTCCTGAATGATTTCCCTGAGTTTATCTGGTGTTTCTGAACTGATCATTTAACACAAGAAGTTTGTTGGTAGTCTATATCATTCCAATGTCTCACCGCATTAGCAACGATGGCAACATTAGTGACCAGGTAAGAAACAAAAATAAGGGTGCGTATGCTAGCAATAAAATCTGCTTCTCGGTCATTTCGTCCATGCTTCTCACCTAATGCCTTTGCCCAAAGTCTCCAGAATTTACTCTTTCGCATCTACTTTCATCTCTCTCATTCCTTTACATTCAACTCCACGTCTAAACATTGACATCATTGATTCTTGTGCGGAGATCATATCAAAGTAAACGGCAACTTTATCTTCACCTTGGTAAACATAATCAACACAGTAGAACCCATACTTCAATGGGTCTTTGATTCTTGCCATAAAAAAGGAGGGTTTGTGCCCTCCCATTTTATCATTTATTTAGGTTTTAATCAACCATTGTAAGTGTAAGCACTCATACCGTGCTCGGATGCGTCAAGACCAGCAATCTCTTCTTCCTCACCAAC